CTTCTCCAGCTCTAGCAGTTGAATTTGAAACTAGATTTGCTACATATCTATTTTCTTTTCTAGCAAAACCAGCTCTTAAAGGTTGACCAGTAACAGGGTCAGTATATGAACCTTCTTCATAACTTAGAACAGATATAGTTGCTGGGTTTGGAGCACTTATAGTAGTATCCTGATCTTGTATATATTGACCTGGATTAGCTGGATCTGGATCATAACCAGTGTAACCAGACACAAAGGAATCTACTTCCCAACCATTGCTACCTTCATAACTAATAGTTTTAAAGTTTTTCATTGTAGAAGGTTCTTGATTTAAGACAAAAGTAACACTTGAAGGTTTTCTTTCATCATAAAATTTACCTCTATTTAAAGCGTCTGGTGTGGTATTATAATAATGCTCCCATAAATAAGAATCATTATATATAGTTCCAGTTAGTTTTTTACCAACAGAGTAAAACTTGTTTAACATACTAAACATCTGTATAGGTTTGTAAGTAAACAAACTAACCCATCCATTTATTTCTTCATCAAACGCTACTGTTTTATAAGAATCATCACTTGTAGATACTTGGCTAGGGTTTTGTTGTAGTGATACTACATAATTTTTATTATGTATATCCCAACCACCTATTACTTTAGCTTTTGTATAATAACTTAATGTTAAAGTTCCAGATGATAAATTATTAGTAAATTTTTCAGAATAATATATAACTGTGTTTGGACCATCTATAGCCGTTAAAGTTATATAACCAGGTTCTTTTACCCCATCTCTAAATAAGCTCATCCCTGGTGTTATATGTTGGCCAGCTGTTATGCTAGAGGTTAAAACCTTAACCATAGTCTCTGTTACTGCTCCATTACTAACATATGTAATTGCAATACTTTGCTGTTGTTTTTCTGGGTTTAACTCAGCTAATCTATCTCTAAAGTAATCACGCATGCCATACATGCTTATTTCCGTTAAACCATCATTAGATAGTCTCATTATAGAATTTCTATTTCTATCAGCAAAGTACTTCCTATAGTTATATATTGCAAATGATTCTGGATTTTTACTTATTCCATACTCTCCTTTATATGGTGTTAGTTGTCCTATAACAGTAGCAGCCGCTTGCGTTTGGGTACCACTTTCAGTAGTATATATAGTGTCTTTATCTATAAGAGCTTTGTGTATTCTATTTTCTTGAAATACAACTAAATTAGTTTGTTCGGCGTATGTTTTCTGAATACTACCATGCGTAGGATTACATGATTTAGTAATGTTATCTCCTACTGAAAAAACATTAGTTTGATTTATACCTGTTCTAGAATTATAGACACCGGAGTATATTAATGTACTAATTCTGTTTTGTTGTAAAGGGTATTCTTCATCTAAATAAGCTCTTACTCCTTGATCAGTAGACACATTGTTGTAACCGCCTCTTATTCTTCCCTCTTCTATATAAAAACTTCTCCATTGTTGTTCAGGATATGGAGAACTTGTACTCAACATTCCACCTGGTAATCCTTTTCCTGGATAAACACCTATTGAGCTATTATTGGATGTTCCACCTCCATCCACTCTACTAATTGAAACAACCTTTCTTAGTATATAAGAATTAAAAAAATCTACTTCTATAACTTGACTCATAATTATTTATTTAAGATTCTGCAACAGGAATAAACGCGATTGCCTCAGAAGGAGTACCCTCATTTATTAAACTATTCAACTCAGAGATTAATCCGGAGGTAGAACTTTCCCAATATATTTGTAATCTAGAATCTTGAGGTTTTACTTCCAGTACACTAAATACAAAAGGTTTATCAGACGCTTGGCCTAGTTTAAATTGTCCAGTTGTTGATAGTTGAGCAGCTGGTGGATTTGATGAATCGTTGTATATACCTGGAGCTGTTAAGGGTTGTACATCTTTCCCATATTCAGTATCAAAATTGTCATCAGTTAATGAGTTTAATGTTATGGTAGAAGCCCACGTAACGTCTCCTACTCTGTAACCGGTACTAGTTGGGGTATATGGATCTATAGTAATAACATCTCCTACTCCATATCCTGATCCACCAGTGACACAAAAGACGTTTGTAAAAGGCCCAGCAAAGCCAGCTGGTATTCCAAAGCCAACCTTAAAAGTAGCATCTTCTCCAGCCGCTGTAGTGTTTCCAGGTACTACCACAGGTCTACCAGGTGTAACAGCAATCGCAGAGCTTTGACTAATTTTACCTAATTTAATACCAGTTCCAGTTATAGTTTGTAAACCAATTTCATTTACTTTACCTATAGTTTCAGCAGTTGCAAATTCAGTACCAACAAAAAGGTTTGTTGGAAAAGCAGGATCACCAAAACTTACTACAGTTTTAAAACTATTATATCCGATTCTAGGATATAGTATTTCATCACTAGTTCTAAATTGAGTTTGTTCTGGTTGCACTTCTGTTAAATCCGCTGCTATTTTGTTTATATTATCTGATACTAAAGAGGTAAAAAATGATTGATTACCTAACCCAACAGTTGTTGAGTTTGGAGCAAGTTCTCTGCTAGAATTAGGATCTGCTAAACATATGTTTGGTAAATATACATTATAGTATTCTTGCTCTGTTTGTTTTACTACAACTTTGTACGTATACCAGCCAAGATCATTAGCAGGACCATGCATTGTTACCGTTGCAAGGTTATCAATACTAATAGAATCAACTACAGTTATAGTACTACTTAAATGATCAACTGACTTAATACTAGTTGTAAATGTTCCACCACCTGTAGCTGGTCCAGTTATAATGTCACCAATCGCAACGTTTGGATCTAATGTTCCTGATTGTAAATTAACTGTAGTGCTACTTACAACAGCTGGTGTTACTGTAGCTGTATATTCTCCACTTTTGTATAAGCCTGGGTAACCATCAGCATAGGTAACAGTAGAAGGAATAGCACTTCTAAATAATATTTTTAAAGAATCTCCTCTCCATTTATAAGAATTTAAACCATCTGCTTGATTAGTATAAGGATGAAAAATAGTAGATCCATTATAGGTTTCACTTAATCCACTTTGTTTAAATTGGCTATCATCTAATGATGAGAGAATTACATCTGATTGTCTTCCGTATCTATCTGCTAATACTATACCTATTTGATAAGTTCTATTTTGTTTTAACGTATGGTTAGGATAAGAAACAGTGCAGTAAGATCTAAGAGCATCACCGCCTCTAATTTTATATTTTTCTGTTGCTGTAACATTATATTCTAAGTTTTGTGGTGGGGTATGTTTATCTATAAAGTTACCATAAATTAACCGATTACCCGCTACAGATTGAGTCATACACCTTATAGGTACTTTATCAAATACTCTTGTAGTTTCTTTTTCTGGTAAAACTTTAAATGGTTTTCTAGACTGATAAGTCCATTCTATAGTTGAAGTACTATTAGTTGTTATTGTAGAATCTGTTATGTGGATAGTTTCAAGGACTTGTATAGCCAAACCATTAGATTCTTTATATAGTATGTCAATTTCAGATATTTTTAATTTAGAACTTAATTGATTAACTTGAAAAGGAGTATCTATTTTTAATGTAACATCATTTACTTTGTTTTCAAAAAATGAAACTATAGTAGTTTCTCCTGCTATATCTTCTTGATTAGTGTAATTTTTAGAATCTTCTATAGTTGGAACACCCATAAAATAACCATCTTGTTTAGGTATGAAAGCTGGTTGTGTAAAAGGAGATATAAGAGAATATTCTCCGTCGTCAAATTTAAACCTATATGCAAATCTAACAAACTTATCTTTTAAGTAATCTTCATCGCCAGGCCAGTTGTTTAAGTAATTTCCATTAGGATGTGAAAATTCTATTATATCATCAGTAGATAACAATGAAGAAAAATTAGTTGATACACCAGCGTCATTTTCGGCCTCAATAGTTCTACTGGCGTTTAAAGCACTTGGATTAGTAACAGAAGTAACAGTAATATTATCAGATACAAATATTTTATTAGGACATGTTACTAGCATTCCATTTACAGGTATTTCACCAGTTATACTATTAATTACAGCACTGGTAGTTCCACTTTCATACCTAGCGCTAGAGCTAAATGGCAACCATTGTTCAGTTACATTTTTAGATGTAGGAAATATTAAATTAAGAGTACCCGTAGCGCTTGAAGGTCCACTAGATACGTTTAATGTTACTTGATTACTTGAAGTGTTTATATTACTGACATATAGTGGAAAATTTGTTATAGTACCACTATTAATTAACATACCAATTTTTATTTTAGTTATGTTAGAAGCAGAAACAGTATAAGTTATATTACCACTATTAGCAGTGTATGGAATCGCTAGTGTATCATATAGTTTAGGAACTGTATATGGGTAATACTTTGCAACTGATATTTGATCTTCAGTAGTATAATAAGTACTATCAGCTGTAGCTTTTTGTATGTTTATTTTTCTAGGTTGATTTCTATTATCAGTCCAAAATAATAAGTCTTCTATTATATCTATCCCGTATATAGGATGAGTTTTAGAGAAATTTAAAAATCTTCCTTCTACTAAGGTTTTATATCTATTACCTACAACACCATAAGATTCATCATAAGCTAATATATAACACTTAGCCCCATATGGCGCTGGGTTGCTTAATTCATCGTCAGATGTATCTGTATAGTTGGTGGCTAAAAAATATGCTTTAGTATTTGTCTCATTAGTTGTATATCCAATTATTTCTAAATTTTCAATAGATGATAAACCAAAGTTAGTTAATAATTCGTTACCTAAGACATTTTCTAAAGCTCCTACGTCTTCACCTTCAGATCTACTTATGTTTACATTTTGTGCATTTCTGTATTCGCCATTAGACAATAACCTATCATCTAGGTCTTTGTTCATTTTAGACTTTACAAAAGTATTTCTAACTTGAGCCATAATTAATTTTTAATCCATTTAGATTTACCTCTGAATACTTGTATAATTTCATCAATTTTTAAATTTGATAATCTAATTTTAGCATTTCTTAATTTTGCTGATCTTTCTCTTTTGTATCTTTGTACAATGTATTCTTGGGTGTTAGCACGTGACGCTAATATAGAATGGTTGATATGAGCATATAATGCATCCTCGGCCATCTTAGGTACCTTAGAATCCATGTCGTAAGCTAAACCATCAGATATATACTCTAAAACTATAAGTTTATTAACTATATTACTGGAAAAAGTAAATTTACCTGTTCTTTCATTTATTTGAAACCATCCATTTTTTTGTGAATATTGAGGTTCTAATCCATATCTTTGACCATAATTTAATTTCCACCATGTCCAATCATATACATTTGTTTGATTATTCTCGTATTGACCGGTTAGATTGTTTGGATCATCTTCATTCCATCTTGTTTCTGTTTCAGACTGCGCGGCTAAATTGTTTTCGCTAAAACCGTTTTGTGTTGGAATGCCTTTCGCGTCTTGTATCGGTAATTCAGTAGGAGAATCAGTTATATTGTTTACAGGGTATATAACATGTTGAACACCGCTATCGTCTATCCAAGAGCACCTAACGTAGTTAACATAATCTTGAGGTATTGGAACACCTAAACTTGGTGGGACTGTTAGTTCTTGAGATTTTATAGATTTTAAAGTATCGTATGAAAACTCTTGTAAACCTCTTTTAGCATGAAATATTACATCGGATCTTTTCACTCTAGGTATCAATTTGTCCATACCTACATAAGCAACTATAAAATTATTAACTATATCAGTTAAGCTTATATATTCATAGCTACCATAATTGCTTTCCACGGCTGTGGTTTTTAACTGTACGTATACTTCGGTAACTGTAAAAGGCCCACCTATTAAAGTTATAACATTATTAATATTATCAGATATATAAGATGAAGCTTCTGCTTGAGCTACCCCATCGAAATAAATAGTATAATTAGAATTTGAACCTATTTGATTTCCAGAAGAATCGTAAGCACTTACTACAGCAGTGTTAAATGTACAAGTAAACTTTGGATTTGTTTGATTAACTATAGCAGGAAATACTTGTTGTCCAGAATAATATTGTGCGTTTGTTTCAGTTATCAGTCCCATATTTTATTATCTTTTAGTGTTAGCCTCATTTGTTGCAAGTTCACTTGCAGCGGCTTGAACAATTTGTGGATCTCTTATAATAACACCTGCATATTTTAAAATTTCTAAAATAACCTCAGACTGTTGAGCATCACTTATTTCAAAATCCACAGAGTAATTAGTTGTTTGTGCAGTTAAGTCAGCACTTTGTAACGTTATTATAGCATCTAGTGTTAATCCACCACCTGAAAACGTTATAGTATCCCCTACATTGTAGCCATAACCAACATCAGCTGCGGAAACAACAGCGTTAGTAACGTCTCCACCTGGCCCTATGGTTATAGTAATTTTGCCACCTGTTCCACCACCGCTAGATATAGCTGGTTCGTATGTATATGGACCTGGTGTTCCACCTATACCCGGTTGAGTTATGCTAGCATTCAATGAAGCTGCGGATTTCAAGCTAAAAGGAATAGTTGAATCATAAACATATTGACCTAAACCTCCTATAGTATAACCCCATCTAACATCTTTTGGTTTACGTATATAATTAAACAACACATCCTTAGCTCCAATGCTTGCGACTGCAGGAAACACTGTTAATTTATTTTCTTTATATTTTGCTATAGGGAAATTTGTTGAAGGTTGAGTTATTGGAGACAATACTTGTTGAGTATAATCTCTATTACTTACTATTTCTATTTCTGGACTATTAAGTCCTTTAACATAATTAACAGTTCCAAACCTGTGTAAATCTGTAGGTTGAGTATACTCATTTGTACCATTAACTGCAGAAGCTATTTCAGTTTTTTCAAAAATTTGAAACTCTTCTCTTATATGATCCATACGTGAAGCAAACTCAACATCTGTTTTTGGCATACGTATGTATTGGTTATAGTCTTCAAAGAACTTTTCAAATATCTCTAATTGAACTTGTGTAGCTAATTGATTAAACTCATATGGTGTTAAATAACCACGCTGTTCTTTGTTTAGGATACTAAGTACTGTAGTATATACCGTATTTACGTTTATTGCCATTTTAATATTTTTATAAATAAAAAAGGCGGCCGCATAGCCGCCTTATATATAATCACTTGTTATTTAAGTTTTTTCTCTATTGATTTGTAAACTTCAAGTCCTTCATCTGTTTTAAACCACGCAGCCATAGCTGAATATGGGTTTTCATCAAAAGGAACATTCATTAATTTACGACCATTACTAGCCCATGTAAAAGTTCTATTATCTCCCGAAAGTTTCACAATATTGCTTTCAGTTGCGATTATTGCAAAGTTTCTAAGTTGAACATTCTCATCATTAGCTAATTCTATAAATAATTGTGGATTTCTTCTAGCGAATAATAAAGTATCTCTTTTTAACTCTTTAGTACTCATTTTGCTAACAGAAGAACCTATTTCAACTCTCATTATAGCTTCCATAAAATCTACATCCATTTGTAAAGCAGCGTTCATAGCTAAAACTTCTAACTCTAATTCTTCAACATCATCTGTAGCTTCTACAACAGCGTCATATTCTCCAAACACTAAATCTTTATGAGGGTGTTTATTTAAAAACTCTTGTAGATTTCTTTTTTCTTTAGGAACCATCATGTGGCCGTTGTTAAAGATAACATGCTTTAAGGTTACTTGACCTTGTTGTTCATCAACAAATATACTTTCTTGATTAGTAGCATATCTTAACTCTCTTTCATATCCTTTAGTTTCATCAAACCACACTAATGGATATTTTCTAGTATGTCTACTAGGTAATGTGTAAGTTAAAGGATTTTTATTATTTAATAAATAATAATTTCTATCTTTATATTCCCAAGTATCTTTTTTAACCTCTTGCTTGGGAGCAGGAGCTTTTTTTGTTTTTTCCATAATATAATATAATATAATAATTAAAAAAGACCCCGCCTAAGCGGGATCATTGTTAAGTTGTTAGACTATAATTCTTTAAGACATTTCTTTAAGAATTATATTCACTATACCTAAGTCAGGGTTATTATCAAAATAACCTTGAAGATAATCGTTTAAGGTAAACATCGACATTGGTCTTTGCCATGCGTCTTTAAAACCATGAGAAATAACCGCGGCTATTTCATTTAGCAAATACTCATCTGATTCTGTCTCCTGACTATCTAAACCACTAAAATATATTTCATATTGAAGTTGTTTATCTCCATCACCAGATTTTTCAGTAGTTAAATATTTAACCATATTTTGATTGCTTTCATTACCAAACCATCCTAGTACTATATCAGCATTCATGTATACATTACCTGATTTACCAGCGTAATGACCGTTCTCAACATACATGTTTTGAGTTAAATCATAAATACTAGCAGGAATTGTAAGGGTTATATCAAACGAACCTGTTGCTATATTGTCTGCGGCTGTAAATGAAAACGTAACTACATCTCCAAGTTTATAGCCTTTGCCAATATCTTTTATCTGTAAGGCTGTAAGCGCTGGTGCACCATCAGTTGTAAATTTCACTTTTAGACCAGAACCACTACCTCCAGTTCCTACTTTCTCAGTATTGCCAGCACCTGCTAACTTACCTGCCGAAGCTGTAACATCCCACTCCGATGTAAACGGAGCTGGATCTTCATAATCGTATACGAAAACTAAATTGTCTGCGCATCTTGTTTTTATTAAATTTTGCATATTTTTAGTTTTAAATATTTGGTAATGTTTCAGGTTCTAACTTAACCGGGTTAAACTCTTCTACAGTTCCTAATATTGATTCAATATCAGCAATTGCTAAAGGAGTTGTACTGTTCTTAGCTATAGCGTTGTCTATTTCTTTAACCATCTGAGGTGACCGCTACCAGGTAAAGTAATAATTGCTACTTCAGATCCTACGCCAGAGGCTTCGACTCCAGATATCAAACTTACATATCCAGCCATATTAAAATAAATATCAGTCTGTGCTGAAGCAGCATTGCCCTGCTCAGCGTAAGATACTCGTTTTATTATATTTTGCATAATTTTTATTATTTAAAAGATTAATAAAGCAGGGATTTCTCCCTGCATTATATAAAATATTAAGCTCCTTTAAACAATACAAAATTGTTCGCAGCTTGAGTTACTAAACATCTTTCAGATAAGAAGTGTACAGACATTGCATCTAAATCAGAAGTATAAGCTCCTCCAACTGAACCAGTGATCCAATTTTTAAATCTTCTATCTTCAGTTTCAGAAGCTCTGTATCTTACATGTAAGAATGGTCGTCTAATGTTTGAACCTAGCATTTGATCGTACACTGTTGAAGTTCCAGCAGGAACTAAAACACCATCAATAGCTTTATCCATACCCCTTGTGGTAGCATCATTTAGATATTTCCAGTCAGTTTTGTAGAAGTCATAAGAACCTCTTCTGAAACCAGAGAATCCAAAGTTAAGCGCCATTTCAGCTTCGTTGTCAAAAAGACCATAAGAAGCAGAAGCGGTAGAAGCGTAACCTCCACCTGCCATAGCAGCAATCATATCGTCAAAATCAAGAGCAGTAGATCTTGATAAGAATAACATGTTTTCTTCAATAGCACCTTGCTTGTCTAAGTTTTTAAGGATTTCATCGAAATCTCCTAACGCACCAGCTCCAGGAGCAGGAGCACCAGAAAATCCAGAATACACATTACCTCTAGACTCAATAGCAGCAAACATACCTTCAGTACCTTCGTAATTTTGGTTACTTAAAGATGTTGCAGCACCAGCAGCGGTCTTAGCATCCATACCTTCAACCATCATCATTTCAAGATAATCTTCAAATCTTAATCTAGTCTCAGATTCAGCTTTTAAATACCATAAGTATCCTGATGTACCATCTTCAGTTGCAACTTCAACCCAACCAATTTGAGCAGTATCAGAACCGTTTATTTCATACTTGTCTTTGATAATTACAGGTCTGTTAGAATACTGAGTAAAGTTTGGCTCAATAGATCCAACCATTCCGTTAGTACCTTTTTTGAATTCAGCACCGTAAACAAATAAATTGATAGCAGCAGTTCCAACTAATGCAGCTGGAAGAGCAGCTAATCCATACAATCTACCTTTAAACTTAGTATCAGTTACTGTTTCAACCAACATTTTAGCAGTTACCAAACCTGTAGCTTGATCAGAAAGTAATACAGTTTGATTAGCTCTAACAGCATGTTTAGTTTGAGCAGCTCCACCTAAACCAGTGTTACTGATGTCTGGTTCTACTTCAATTTCGTAAGTAAGACCAGCACCTGTTACAGTGATAGCAGCAGCTAAACCTTTATATGCTACATGAAGTCTGTTTTGCTCTGACCAGATAATTTGATCTGAAGTCATAGGCATTTCAGCTCCAACCATTCTCAAGAAACCAGATAATGTTCTGTTTCCGTATCTTTCTACTTCCGCTTCATACAATTCAGGTAGATATTGCTGAGCAAAATCTTTTCCTGAGCCAGTATTAAACTCTAGAAAGTTTGTTTCCAGCGCCATTTTTTTCTGTGCTGGAATAATTGACGCGGGAAAACTCCCACCTGTTACTAATCCCATTTTTTTTAGTTTTTAGTTTATTTTCTTTTTTGTATTTTCAATTTAGAACTGTCAACACCAGAAATAGCTTTTACTTTTAGACCGTTTATATAAATATCTCCTGTATCATTTTGAGGCCTAGAAGCCGTTTCAATGTTTTTAGATTTATCTACAATATTTTTAATCCCATCAGCTTTGCCTTGTTCATAAAAATGTCTAGCTATAACATCAGCGTGCCTTGCGGCATAAAAAGCTTTATGGTATCCTTGAGCATCTTTCATAGAACCATCCTCGTTTAAGAACGTCTTAACGAAGTTCTGCATTTCAGAATGCTCTTTAGCCATATTTTCTGTATTATTAATAGTATAATTAAACTTTTTTTCTCCTAAGTTAAACTCAAAACCTTTGAAATCCTTAGAGAAATATTCTTTATTTCTATTAATAAAATTTTCTTTTTGTGCTGTTAGTTGTTTTTGTTCTTCATTGTATCTATTGAAAAAATCCATAGCTTTTTGCTGATCGGGATTTACATTGGATTTCAACTTGATTTCCTCGTAATATTTACCCTTAGTCTCTTCTAAAAAGTTTTTGGCTTTTGCAATTTCTTCTTTCATAGCGAGTTTCTTTTTTTTGATGTCTCGCTCTTCATCAATATCTTCATCATAATGGAATTTATCTTCCATTACAAAATCTATTTCTTCACTATTTAAGTGAGGTTTAGTATTTTTATAATATTCTTTTAGTAAAGTCTTTTCGTCAACATTGCTATAATCGGTATTTAACCTAGCATAATCTTGTATTGTGCCTCCAGTGTCTTCCATAAACTTAACTAATTTATTTAAATCTTCTGGTAACTCTACTATTCTGTTATTTTCTATTGCTTCAGTTTCAACTTGCTTATCTACTTGAGGTTCTTCTTCGTGTGTTGATCCCATTTCTTGCAATTCCACGACTTGTTCTTCCTTCTTCTCATCAGACTGTAACACAATTTTCGTTGTTTCTTGCTCTTGAACGGCATTTTCTTCTTCTTTTTTAGATAAATCTATTTTTATAGGTTCATCTTTTTTGTTTAGTTTTTTTGGTTTTTTCTTTATTTTAAACTCGCCTTGAGTTAACTCACCTCCAGCTGTTTCTTTTATTTCTTCTGACATAATATAATATAATAATTAATAATTTACTCAATTTCTTGAGATTCTATATTTTGTAAGTTTTCATTTACAATTTCATTTGCTTTAGCAAAGTTTAGAGGAAGACTATCGTTTTGCCTTTGGCTTATCATTTGACTTTGTTGTGTTCCTTCTAACCTTGTTCGATTATCTTTTCTATCTTCAATTAGTTTCTCTTTTTCAACCATTCTTTCAAGCTCCATTCTTTTTAACTCTAAATCAAACTGATGTTGAAGTTCCATTAATTGTCGTTTGATATTCGCTTCTTGTTGTACTTTATTTATTGCAAATTGTGACTTACCTTGTTCAATTTGTAATTCTGTTTCCGCTAAAGCTTGTTGTTTTTGCATCTCAGCTGCAGCTGCTCTTTCAGAAGCTTCTGCGTTTGCTTGTGCTTGTGCTTGAACCATTCTCTCTTGAGCTGCTTGATCAGCGGCTGCTTTTTGTTTTCTTTTTATTTTAAGAACTTGATTAGCTAATTTAAGATTTTTTATTTCTCTTATTTCAATAGCGTCTTCTAAATCTATACCACCATTTTTCAATGATAATTGAATATTTTGTTCTAATTGAGCTTTTTCTTCTTCATCAGGTACTAACTCTAAATAAACACCAAACTCAAATAAGTTTAAATGATACATATCTTCAAGCGTCCCTACATTATAAGAACTTATACTAGATTTTAAAGCTTCTTTAGTTAATGGATATTCCAAAGCATCTGATATTCTTAAAGATATATTTTCACATACTTTAGCTGATAAGTATAAACTTGCTTGTACTATATGTTTTGTAGCTGTATTAGAATTTGCAGCTGCTAATTTCTGTAAACCTACTAAAGAATTTGGATCCGGTGAACTACCATCTCTAGCTTCATTTAATCCAGTTACATCCCTCATCATTTGAAGATAGTATTGATAAGTTTGAATTAAACTTGCCATTTTTTGACCACCTGAAGATGTTTGGAGTTCTTGTATTGGTACTTTACCTGGGTTAGCACCACCCTCTTGAGTCATAGACCTACCAAGTATACTACCTGTTTGGAAGTACATGTTTAACGCTTCTGCTGGGTTATAGTTAGTACCATTACCTAAATCAACTTCTGCTAAACCATCAACATCTAAAAATACTCCATCTGGAACAGTTCTAGCTAATACTTGTTGTAACTTTAAATGAGTTAATTGAATCATATCAGCAAAACCAGTCATACGGCTAACTAACGATTCTATGCGTCCTTTATACATTTTAGGAGCACATATATTGTAATTCATATTAACTTTAACAAGATTAGATGTAGGTCTTGTCATGTTTTTCGCTAACTCCCACTTTAACATCATCTCATGTCCTAAGATTTTAGCACCACTATATAATACTTCTATAGATCTTGATATTCTATTAAAATTTTCAGTTTTGGGTGGGTTAAAAGTGTCTGGTTTTTCTAACGCTTTTTCTAAACCTGTTGGAGTTTCTTTTATTTTAAAAACTTGATCTTGATATGTTTTATACTCAAAGTATAAAACAGCAATACTATTACCATCATTTCTACCATTAAACTGGTAATTATAACTTTTACTTCCTGGGTATTGTTGTATTATCTCTAATTCTTCTTCAGTTAAATGAGGAAATTCTTTTTTAATTTCACCTAAACTAATATATTTAACCTCTCCAACATACCATATATCTTGAAAATTGGGATCTTCTGTGTATGAATATACTAGGTTAGCTGGGTCAACATAATCTACAGTAACACCTTCAGATAGATTAAAATTAGTCTTTATAGCACCAATCCCTAAAACTACTAAATCTTGTGCAACTCTTCTTCTAGTTAATTCATATTTATTAAAAGCTAAAGTATTATTGATAGCTTCTTCTTCTGCTATTTCTATAGATTGTTTATATGTTAACTGCATATGAACATCTAATTCTTCTTTATTTTGTGGTAGATCCTCAGGGTTAGATGTAGAATACATGTCCATACCTAAAGTCTGTTGTATCTTATCTATTAATTTTTTACCTTGAATATCTCTTAATATAGTCTCAGCATATCTAGTTCTCTTTTTTAGAGACTCAGGATCTTGAGCATAAGCTTTTACATCAAAAACCTTACTATCCATACCATTAACTACAATATCTACAAATTTAGGTATTATTGGAACTGGTTTCCAATCTAAGTTTAAGTAACTTAAATCACCGTTTATAGCTAATTCATCTTTGTATTTTTGAACGGATTGTTCACCTCGAGCGTATAATCGTAAGCTTCTAAATTGATTATAATTGGTATTATATCTACCAGAAACCCCTGTTCTAGTTCCACTAAACCAATCGCCTTCTATAGCTCTACCTACTTGTCTACCATAATCTATGCTTGCTTTAACCTCCGCAGGTACCACCTGATCAGGAAACGAACTGCCATTATAAGTTTGTATTTGCATTTATTTTATTATTTGAGAGAAACTTCCATCATTATTATATTTTTTAATACCAAAGTTAACACTAACTCTTGTTCTTTCCGCTACTGGTTTATATTTATTTTTATTACAAGCCATTATAGCTAAACCTGAACTAATAGTAGCATCATGTTTTGTTCTATTATTTATATTGAAATGAGACCAATCTTCTAAAGTTTCTTGAAAATACATATCACCGTATGAGTCTCCAATTTCACCTACGTATTCTTCAATATAAGATTCTATAGCTGCAGCATGTGCTTGTTTTATGTCTTCGCTAGAATTTGGTATTCCACCTATTTCTTTTTCAGTTGTAGAAAGTTTATTCCATATTTTATCAGGGCGATTTATACTAAACCCTCTATAACCTCTACGTTTTAAATAATATAAAAATCTAGGTTTATTATTTTCAGCTAACACAGGCATTCCGTAAAACACCAAAGCCATTAATATTTCTTCAAAAAAAGTTTCAGCTGTTTGTGGTCTTGCTATATATTCTAAAAAAAAGTGATTAGGAGGAGCGTCTTCCATTGAAAACTTAGTCAATCCGTGAAGTGATCCATTAGAGCCGCGACCATCAACAGTACCACTAATGTCGTAACTATCACATCCAAATGCTCCAATATGCTCGTTTCCTGGATATTTAATTCCATTTTTTAATATAACTCTGTTTTGTAAATTAACTGGAGGCACCCAAGATATTAAAAACCTACCATCTTTATTAGGTGCGAAAACAACCTCTGTGTCTTTAACTCCATTTTGCCACATGAAACTACCTCTAGTAACCGCAGTAATGTTATTTAATTCTTCATTATAATCTATTTGTTGGTATATTTTTGTTAAATTAAATAAACTATTTTTAGTTTCATCTCTAAAAGCATGCTGCTCTGTTCTTGGAAACTGCCTGTAATATTCGTTTAAACTATCTTGATCGGATTTTAATCCTTCAACTTCATTTTCCCAATGTTCTATTACTCCGATTGTAATTTCAACACCGTCTCTTCCGATTGTTTTATTTTTCGGCGTAAGAAATACAGGTGATCCAAAAGTATCCATGAATCCTTCGTAGTTCCATTCCATAGGGATGAAAAGAGAATATAATCCGCTACTTGTTTGTCCGTTTCTATTTCTTTTTGTAACATCTGAATTGTAGTAGAGTTTTTTGAAGTTGTTTCCACCTTTATCTAACGCGTTTGAAGTTGAGCCCATCATACACTTGCCTACTATTCTTCGGCCTAGTCTTAGTGTAGTTTTTGTAACTCTCCAGTTGTTTAATATATTGTCTGGTCGTTCCCATTTTCCTGATTCGTCGTGTGCTAATATTTTTAATTTCTCACCATCGTAAGAGTTGTCCCCCGTGTTTTTCCAGTCTATAGTTGTGTCAAGACCTTGTAATTCTTTTAGCTTTACGTTATCATCTAGTTTTCGTCTAGTAAGCTTTGAAGCTGGGACTCTATACGCCAACTCGGTTTTAGGACGATCCATACCATCTTGGATGGGTTTAAAGAAAAACGGATAGTTAACGGATATTGGTACGACTTTGTCGGTAAACATTTTCTTAGCGTCTGCTCCAGTCTTAGATAAGATACCGAATCTAGCGTCAGACGATATTGTTGCCTGGTTGACCAGTTCAGCTGACGACATAAAGCTAAATCCACTCCGTCTGTTTTTAAGATAGCACATTCCATAGCACCTGCTGTCCGCTTTACAAGCTTCCCAGAAGATGAAGAAGAGTCTATTTGCCTCTCTGTAATCGGCTGCACCAACGTCAATCTTTGACCATTGCAAGTACATGTAATGAGTACCAGTAATATAAGTAGGATTACCGTTATTGTAGAACCAATAGCCTTCGTTTCGTTTTTTGAATTCATCATCTATATAATCGTACCATTCTTCTTTAAAATCTGTTGGATAATTATCCCAATCAAATCTGCTTTTTATTCTACTTAAAGCTTTCGGGTATTCTTGTTTTTCCCAATATTGTTCCTCTTTCTTTTCACTTCGTTTAAAAGGTTTGTTTGCTTTTGGTAAAGCAATACGGAGGTTTTGAATCTCAATGATCTGTCCAATTTGTCCAGTTTTACTAATGACTACAAAGTCGTAATCTGCATTATAACCATACTCCCATTTTTTTAATCTATTTTGTTTAGATAAAATTTTAGGATTTATATAATCTTTTATTTCGTGCCAAAGCGTTTGCTGATAACTCATTTACTTCTCCCTTCTGCAAACTTAAATACTCTCTCTTCCTTTTTTTCTTTAGGCTTTTCACTTAACTTTTCTTCTTCTTCTTGTATTCTAGTTAGTATTTCAAAAGCATCAAATATAGCTAACTTTTTAGTAGCGGCAGCATTCTTTAATCTATCAGCTGATACATCATCACCCGAATCTACAATAGCTTCTTTCGCTACCTTTATTAGTTCTTCAACTGCTCTTTGCCCAGCTTGGATTATTTTCTTCTTCGTTTCCTTCGTGTTCATGCGTTATAGCTATATCATTAGATTTCATACAATAAAGACGTTCGCCTTCTATAATAAACTCAAACTCTGAGTTGGGAGTAAATACTACAAGTGCTCCAGGTTTTAATCCTACAGCTTCTAAGTAACTATTAGAGTATTTTAATATACCAAAGTATTCTCTTTCTTTTCTGTTATATAAGCTGTTTATTTCTTTAATAGGTTTTACAAAGCAATAGTTTAAATGGCACTTTTTATTGTACATATATATTTGGTCTAAACCACAAAAATATAAATCATCTTTAAAAAAAGTAGATGAATTTTTTTCTTTACCCTTCATATCATAATATCTTCTAAAAATATTATGATGAACATAAACTTTGAAACCTGGTTTTATATCAGTGTCAAAAGCTGCAGGTGTAGAAACAACTATAGCTTTTTTACTAACAAATTTATGATCTTCTATACTAGTATTAATAATTAACTCTTTATCTTCTACTTGCACTTTATTATTATACCTTTCTTCATATGGTTTAATAATAAATTGGTATAAACTTCTCATTAATATTTAAGATCAAATTCAACAGCTATAGCCATATTACTATTAAATTTTTTCCAAGGCAATACCTCGTTATTTTTTTTTATATAAATAGAGTATTCACCATTGATCTCATTATTTAATATATCGCATATAGTATGTCCACCGTAAACCTCTTGACCTACAGAATAATGCATTGCATCATTTTTGTAATCAGAACCTATACTAATTTTTCTAATTACGCTAGACATTTTCTACCTCTTCTTTTTCTATTTCCGTATAAGAACCATCTTCAAGATTAATGTTTATAGCTCCATACTCTTCTTCTAGTTCTTTCTTTAAATTTTCTATATCTTTATTTACACCGGCTAAATCATGCAGCAGCGCGTGCTTTTGACTTTCTAAAACACCAATATCATGTATTGTTATATTTAAAGACTCTTGTTGCTTTTTAATTTTATTTAATTGTTCTTCTTTAATTTTCATTTAATTTAATTTAATTATATTTTATTTATTATTCCCCTGGTGGATCTTCTGATGTCCACTCTGGAGTTGCTAGTAAAGCTAAAGCTTCTTCGTGGTTTAACGTAGCTAAGGGAGTTACCGTTCCGTTTGTAATAAAACTAGGTTCAACTTGGTAAGAAAGCATAGCTTGTGTGTTTATCTATATCTATCACTATATATGTCGTCATTTTTACTTATTTAAGGTACATTTGTTGATCGGCCTGAGTTTGCTGGGTTAGTTACACCGTCTGCATAATCAGCCATATTAATACTGTATGAGTTGTTGATACTACTTTTCATATCACCTTTTAAATCTGCTATTGCTAGATTAGTTCCAGTTCCATTAGAACTTGAACCAGGGGCATTACCTACTATATTTTCTTGTATTAAATTTACTCCAGTTCCATCATTGCCGCTAATAACATCTCTTGCTACTAAAACAGATCCATTAAAATAAGTGTAAGATTGATCCATTGGATACCAAGCTGTAGGTGTTATTCTAAAATTACTTAAATCTTGAGGCACACCATTATTATATAAATTTAATATATCGTCTTCTAATAGACCAACATTAAATACAGATATATTTGAAATGGCTCCATTGAAAAGATATTGAGTTGAAAAAGAAGTTGACTGTGCTCCTATAGTAAATGCTTGTGTAGGTGTTTTTAACGCTCCGGTAAAAGCTACTGTATCAGTTTGTTTAACTCCATTTATATAAATATAAACATTTGAACCATCATAAGTGCCAGCTACATGTGTCCAAGTGGCATCTGGTACGGCATCATTACTTTCTACAGATACATAAGCAGCACTACCATCACTAACTCTAAATAATACTTTGTTTCCACTAGCAGAAAAATTAATATCATAACTAATACCAAAATGAGGAGATCCACCATTATCTCTTGCTCCGCAAATACCATTATAACCAGATTGATTCCCATCTCTTTTAATCCAAGCTGATAATGAAGCGTTAGTTAATGTAGGCGCGTTATTTAAAGTGTAAAAATAATCAAGTCCATCAAACCTCGCGCTATAACTACTGTATGGTTGTTTTCTAGTTATATTACTTTGAACTAAATTAGTGGTATCCATACCTGAACTTTCACCATTTAATGTAGATACATTATTGTTTTTCATCGCCGACTCAGGTAAAAGCACTGTTCCATTAGCCACTGGTTGATTAGCTAAAACATCTATTGTTTGAATACTAGTTTTTCCATTAGCTGGTTTATTGTATGAATAAGCTCCAATACCTATATTTCCATTACCACTTGAATCTGTTAATTGATATTCCGGAGCGCCTGATGTGTTGAAACTAACGGTGTTACTATCTAATTTATACCATATAGATGGATTTAAAGATGATATATCACCAGGCGTACCGCCGTTATACAAAGCAGGTACATTAGCAGGATCAGCATCGTCACCAGTAAATAAAGATAAATTACTCATCATAACTCCCTGCATCTGACCGGTAGAAGGGTGGTGTCCAAATGCTTTTATTTTAGTTCTCACTTGCCAATCTTGAGTTATACTATCAGTTTTTGTTTCAACCCCGTTTAAAAACATTTTAAATTTAGAAGTATCTGTTGCGTCAAAAGTAGATCCTGATCCTTGATCCATATATACAACTATATGAGCAAAACCATTTGTAGGTAATCCAA